ACATAGTAGCAGGGGAAGAAGCACCGGAGTACAAGAGGATACTGTTCTTTCCAAAGATGACTAGGAAATCATTAAACTCAGCTAAAGCAACTACTTCATCATAACCTGTAGGCCAGACAGTAGTTAAATCTAAGGAGCCTGATGAACCACCATGCCAATCATCTCCGTCAAGCAAGTCAGAAAAGAATATAGTGTAATTATTATTAACAACATCCGCTGCCCATAGTCTACCAAAGGAAGCTATAGCTTCATTAGCTGCTGGTGCTGCGGTGCCACCGTCAGCTACTGCTATAAGAGTAGTGCTACCTGCAACACTTACTAAAGCTGCATGACCACTTTGGAAGAAGTAGATGTCATTGTTAAAACTGACTATCTTCCAGTTGTTTGCACTAATAGAGTAACCACTAGGAAGAGTTACTGCTGATAAAGAAGTAGTGCCTGTAAATATCTTATTGTTACCAGTAGAGAATACTATTAAAGTACCATCTCTTTTAGTGTACTCAAAGATCTGCTCTACGCCTGCACTAGACCCTAGAGGCGTAGCACTACTTGTGAGTAGCTTTACTCCTTTCCTAGAGCCAATACGCCCAAAGCTGTCAATGACTGCATTCTCTGCTATAGAAGCAAAGGACGCATCTTGACCTACAGGAGCATCCTGAGTATTAAGACCTCTGAATCCCGGAGCACCTACATATATATTTTGTCTTTGCTGTGCCATTATTGTACCGTGTAGATATATTCTTCAGGATTCTTATATGCGTCCTGTGCAATAGCATCACTAAGATATTTATCAGCAATAATAAAATAATCTTGTGTAGAAGTACCACCTGTCTCACCACGTTCTCTAGCAAGCAAAGCTACAGCTTGATGTATAATAGGCATTGCTGGCAGTACTGTAGAAGAAGCATCAACAGTTAAGTCAGGTTCTCTTGAGCACACATCAAAGCGTAATGAGAATACACCGGAAGGCTTAGGGAACACTCTTACTCTAGTATCATCATTAGCATCTACACCGCTAAATGTGTAGGAGTCAGGAGTGCCTGAGACTTCCCCTGAGATGTAGTAAGCATTGCTAAACCAGTTAGGTGTCTCATAGTGCATAAAGAAGTTTGATGTATCATTGATGGCACTGTATAGTTTAACACGTTCTCCTGCTCCTGTCAAGCTATATTCTGTAGTATTTTCTACTGTAGGTACAATTACAGTCTTGCGTAAGGTAGACCAATCATGTGAGTCCTGTACTAAGGTCTTTGCATCATTGATGTAGTCCCCTACCATCTTAGAATAAGTAGTCTGGGTAACTTCAGATACTTCATCTTCTCTGAGTCTCCTTAGCACACTATTCATTAAACTTAGGTACGTTGTAGCCATTAAACTAATCCTTTAAATAAACCTTGTGGTGCTTGATAACCCTGTAAAGGTAGCACACGTTGTTTTAACTTAGGTGCTTCATAGCGTTTAAGGTAGTCACTAAATACTAAGTTAGTTACTCCTCCACCTCCAAACATTCCTGCTCCTGCACCAGAGCCTGCCCCAGAGCCTGACCCTGAACCACTCCCAGAGCCGCTACCAGAACCAGAACCAGAACCAGAACCAGAACCTGTACCTGTACCTGTTGATGTTCCGTCTGCTGCTGTACCTTCTGTAGTTGTACCCTGTGCATCAGCAGCAGCCTGTGCATCAGCAGCAGCCTGTGCGTCAGCATCAGCTTGTGCGTCAGAAGCAGCTTTTGCTTCCGCTGCTTGAACTTGTGCATCAGCTTTTGCCTGTGCCAGCCCTTCTGCTCTAGCTTGAGCAGCAGCAGCCTCTTTAGCGGTCAACTCTCTACTGTTCTTAGCAGCTTCATTTCTAGCAGCAAGTTGTGCTTCTGCTCTACCCTGCTCATGTGCAACTCTTGCTTTTTCTAATGCTGTTTTTTCAGCTTTTTTGAGTTCGCTAAGTTTAGATTTCCAATAGTCTGTGCTAGAGCTTCCTCTACCCTTGCTCTGTATAAAAGCATCTTGCAACATCTGTTTGTAGTATTCTTTATCGGATTTAAAATCAGATCTAATTGCAGCAGTAGTTGCAGCAAGAGATGAAGTAGATTCCGCTATTTGACTTTCTGTGTCAGGAGTAAACTCTTCAAGAGTGCTATCTACTGTAACATCAGAAAACTCAGGATCAGTAGGAGAAACTGTAGCAGCAGCAGCGGCTGCACTAGAAGAAGCAGCACCGCCGGAAGCAGCAGGAGCAGCTACATCAGGAGTAATGGTAGCGTCTACAGTAGGAGCAGCAGCAGCAGCGGCAGAATCAGCAGCAGCACTAGAAGAACCTCCGCCCCCGCCTCCAAGTTGTTGACCAGTAGTAGGTGGAGTAACTACTGGTTCTACAGTTGGGCTTACAGGAGTAACTTCTGAGATTACTTCAGGTATAGGTTGAAAATCTAAATCAGAAAATCTAGGATCTGTAGATACATTTTGTCTTAAAAAGTCATTAACTACAGTATATTCTCTACCTGTTAATGTTTGACCTACAGTTCCTCCGTATTCTTCAGACCATTCTTTAGGAACATAGCTAGGATTAAGAGTTTCAACAAATCTATTTCTTACTCCATCAAAACCAAAAGCATCTAAACCAGCTTGATCTGCATTACCAAGCAAATGTCCCTCAAGTAAATCGTCTTTAATTAACCTGTTCATAAAAGAAGTAGCAGCTTTTCTACTAATTCCTTGGTCTTCCATGATTCTTTCTACAGATCTATCTAAAGCGTCATATCTAGCAGTATCAGCGTCTTCTAAAAGTTTAGCTTGAGCTTCTATGCCATTTTCACTTACATAATCATAAAGATCATCAAAAGATAAACTATTAAAAGCCTGAGAGCCTATAGCCCCTATAACACTAGAAGTAAGAGCTTCAACAGACATACCAGATAATCTAGGGGCTGTTACAACTACTTCAGAAATTATTTCACCTACAGCATTAGTTACAGCAGTAGCCCCGTTTGCTACAGTACTGACAGTATTTCCTGCTTGTGCGGACAAGTTTGATGTTTGAGTGGAAGTAATTGTAGAGGAGGACGCGCCAGCCCCTGTGCTTGTCTCTATCCCTGCTGATGAGAAACCACCTGTAATTGCTTGAGTAGCTCCAGTGGTTAAACCGGCGGTTAAAGCAGCTAATGCAGGATCACCACCTAAAACATGGGCTGTAGCTGCGCTTGTAGCCATAGCAGCAGCAATTGCTGTACCCGCAGTACTTAGGCCTACTGCTCCTGCAACCGCCCCAGCCGCTGCTCCTACAGTTGGCCCTAGAACAGCAGCTAAAGCAATAGACATTCCAATATTAGCTGCAATACTTCCAATAGAAGGATCTTTAACTTCTAAAGTTCTTATTTCACCAAAACTAAAGGGATCATAAAGATAAGTAGAACCGTCTTTAGTTTGTCTAAAAGGTTTAACATCATACTTAAAGTATAATGATTGAAGCATAGGGTCATTTGTGTAAGCAGTTGACAGGGCTTCCTCGTAAGTTAAACCTTGAGTAGCTTGTAGATAAGGGATCTGTTCCCGTAAAATAGGCTCTACAAGAGAGTGAAACTGTTTTAGGTCAGCAGTTGAAGCATTGGTGTGTGTCTGTAAATTACCGCCAAAATCAGAATTTCTAAAAGTTTGGTTACTGGGTGCAATGTCATAACCATAATAGTTGCTTAAAACAGCCTGTAACTCTTCAGTGTTGTTTGTTGTTTTTATAGTGTTGAAAGTAGATTGAATATCTAAATTAGGGCGTTTTTTTCCTAAATAAGAAGGAACATTAGAAGCATTTGAGCGGTACTCTAAATCTGTAAGATTACGTCTTTTTTCATCAAAATCTATAGAACCGCCACCAATCTGCCCTTCTCCCCCTAATAAATCTGAGGTAGTAAACTCACCTATAGAGGATGCAAAACTATCATAGGTGTTTAAAAAAGAATTATTATAATAAGATCCTGTTAAATCTACATCATTTATAGCGTTGTAGTCAGCACCCTGATCTAGTAAGTTACGGTAGTCATCCCATAGTCTAGTAGTATCTGAAAATATAGAAGGTTCAGCCATTATTTACCCCAAGTAGCCATGGTTTTAATACCAAAACTCGCAGCTATAGCACCACCTAGGAAGGCTTTGTAGTAATCAGGCATAGTAGACAATACAATAAATCCTTGTTCAACGTAGGGAACCATAGAAGGTATGAAAGCACCTATCAATGGCAAACTTAAAACTACAGCAAACCATTCATCTTTCCATGAGGTCTGTGAGGCAGCAGCTTGTTGAGTTTCCCAATCACCGTCATTTGTAATACGGCGTAGCTTGGATTCATGTATTGCTTGCTTTTCAGAAGCTTTATTTTTAAGGAAAGTACCAGCTAAATTAGCTATAGGCCCAATGAGAGCTTGTAACACTGTACACTCCTTAAAGATAAAGCTAAGGGGCTACCTAAGTAACCCCCAGCTAAACAGTTGTTACTTAGGAACAACCAAGGTAAGACCAGCTTCAGGACGTAGTACAGCAGTACCGTACAAGGTATCTGAAGTAAACAAGTTAGCAAGGAACTCTTGCTTGTACTGAGTCTGTGAACGTACACCTACTTGCTCTGCAAAAGTCAAAGCATCACGGTGTAACAATAGAGCACCTAAGCTATCTATAGTAGAAGAACTGTTATTACTAGCAGTTTCAACTACAGGGCAGTTAGTGCTGACATAGATGTCAATACCATATAGCTCACCAATCTGACCACCTGTTACTTTGCCGTTGTTAACAAAGTCAGAACTAACGTAACGGTCAATACCCATGATTGTGTTACGAACTGAAGGAGGTACAATAAAGCTACGTCCGTCCATAGGTACGTCTTCATCGTCCAGCTTCTGAATCAGTGCTCTAAAGCCACCGTCAGTAAAGATGTCAGCAGCAACTACAGTATCAGCTACATAAGTAGTTAAGGTAGCAGCGCCGTTGTTAATGAAGAAAGTACCGCCATTGTTTAGGTAAGTAGTACTAGAAGTACCAGAAGCACCTAGACCAGTAGCCAAGCTGTGTAGATCTGTGTCTACCTTAGTAGCTAGAGCGTAACCAGCGTCCTCTGTGTAGAACTGACGTAGTGAGCTAAGAGCCTGTACATCTGTAATATCTTCAATCAAACGTGAGTATTCAAAATGCTTATCAATAGCAATCTGTACTTCGCCTTCAGTATCTGCCTGCACTGTTACAGCAGTCTTAGTTACTTTAGCGTGTGCAGCGCCACGGTTAGGCTTAGGCACATGGATTGTGTCGCCTTTCTTGCCTGACATAGACATCTTTTTGACTAGGTTTGCTAGTACAAGGTTCTTCTTGTATGCAGCAATAATCTCGTCACTCCAAATTTCTGGAATGAAAGTAGCTGCACTTGTGTTGTTTACAAACCCGCCGGTTGCGGGATATGTGGAATCAGTCATAATAAATATCTCCTAAGATATATAATTAGCGTACCCTTTTCTCTGCGTATGCTTTCAGTATTTCCTCTGAAAGCTGTGCGTATCGGTCAGGGTCTTTTTGCATAAGGTTAATAATGTCTGCGCGTCTATAGATCTTCTTTGAAGCTGGTTCACCGCTACCACGGGGATTACCTGTACTAGCAGCTTTTGCAGATTGTTTACGAGCTTGTTGCTCTACTTCAGCAGTCTGTTGTACTATGTTCTGTCGCTCTTTCCAATTACTGAAAAGTTCATCTGCGGCATCGGTGTTGTACTGTTGATCTGCTTCCACAAACAATCTAGTCCTAGTTGGGGATGCTTGAATCCAATCAGCAAACTTTGTATCCTGTAGAATAGCTTCCATTTCTGGATGCTTACCCTTTAAGGTAGCCATTGCAGTGCTCTGGCGATACTGGTTTGTGACTGCTTCAGCTTCCTTTATCTTAGGATGGTTCTGAATTGCTCTATTTACAGCCTCATTAGGGTCTGTAAAGAAGTCTATTTCTTCGTCTTTTTGTTCCGGTGCTTGTTCTGGTGTGAGTTGTGTCTGGATATAAGAGTCTACAACTTTTCTCAATTCACCTACTTCAGAACTTTGCCTACCTAGTAGCTTCTCAGCTTCTTGGTGCATCTGTGCTAGTTCCGATACAGACTTGTTTTGATACTTGTCTGGAAGTTCAGTTTCCTGTGTAGGAGTTGCCTGCGCTTCTTGTTCAGTAGAATCAAACTCGTATTCAGTGAGTCCTTCTTCTCCTGATTGTTGCTCTTGTTCCTGACGCTCAGGATCTATAATCTTAGCCATTATTAACTCCGTACCTTAGTATTATGGAGAACTTTATTATAACGGAAGGGTTAAATACCTTGTTTCCGTTCGTATGCGATTTGTGCCTTCCTACGTTTAGCCCACTTGTCATGTGCATCAGGGAAATCTCCACTGATACCTTCTAACTTGGATCTTACAGGAGACACAATTCTATTTGCGTCTAAGCCACAACTGCACCTAGAAGTTGTGACATCTGACTTTACTAAATCTTCAAACTTATGCCCATCAGGACATCTAAAATCAAACAGCCTCATCTTCAGACTCGCCTTCAAGGGCTTGCTGTTGTGAGCTATCAATTTGTGTTTCAAGATTAAAGAGTGTACCTAAGATAGCTAACTGACCTTTACGGAAGTAAAGATTATTAACATCTTCAGTTAACTCTACTGAGTTGATGTTTTCAACATTACCTCTTAAATCTGAGATTAGCTGTTTCCAGCCTTCTGACCTAAACATCGCAAAGTAATTGTCAAAATATGTTTCTAACTCTTGATTCATTGTATTTTACCTTTAAGTTAAAGAATACCTAGTGTACTTCATAGTACCTATACATTATATCATACTTTTTAGTAAATGTCAAGAGTTATTTTAATTAATTTATAATTGTGTATAGTAAGGCAAAGATAGCCACAGGTACTATAATCACAGCTATTAAGATAATCACCCCCGCTTCTTTAAGCTCTTTTATCCTAGCTTTGCGTTTAGCAATAGCTTTGTTAATTTGATTCTGTCTAGCAACTCTAGCGTCAGCCATAGCTTGCATAGCGTTGTCCCACAGATGAGAGTTCCCTGAGACTAAGAATATATCCTTAATTTCAGAAAGAGTATCATTTATCTGTTTTTGTGTTAGCTGATGCTGTATAGCCTCCGATGCAGACAGAGGTTGAGTGTTTTTAATTTTCTGTAGATCGTGCTGCGCCTCCCCTAGAGCACCAAGGAAGGAACTGATCTGTTGAATATCTGAGGTAGCCCCTGCTACTTTGTTTAAGGCTGAAGTAGCAACGTTTACCGTACTAACGATGGCTGCTAATTCAAGTATCATTAGCGCCCCCTAGAAGCCCCTGATGCCTTAGGTTTTGATCTTTTCTGGCTCATCATTTGTTTGGCTTTGTTCTTCTTCTTTGGTGGTCTACCTTTAATAGAACCGTATGTACCTGTACCGTATGGCATAATAATCTCCGTTATACTGTTAAGTTTACTGTCTGTGATGATGAACTAACATTACGGACACTTACAACACCATTAGCGTACTGATAGTACACAGTACGGTAGATTGTAGTATCTATAGTCTCCATCCCATTCCCTAGGTCTTTAGCCCCTGTTTGTCTAGTCTGTGTGTCTACATAACTGTTCAATAGAACGCTAGAGGAAGACACCGCAGGAGATACTAGTGCTACCATCTAAGACCTTCTAGACGTAGCACCGGAACATTTCCAACGCTTTCTTGATAAATTGTTTGGTGTATTAGGGTCATTCTGCTTTTCCTTAGACAGACGTTTCTTAATACCTAAACTACGAGCACAGTAACTATCGCCTTTGCTAGTTCCTGGCTTAACTCTAGGGCCACCTCCTTTAGCTGGGCCAGCTTGCCCATAACTTACTTTTTTACCACTAGAAGTAATTTTTACTTTAGCTTTACCCTTTCTAGCCCTTGTTCCTCCAGATGCTCTAGCCATTAAGCTGCCTTTTTAGCAGTCTTTACAGTCTTCTGTTTTTCAGTAGAACAGTTACAAGCTTTAAGTTCTTTAATAGTTTTTTCTAGCTCTTCAAACTTAGCATTGACTTGAGTTACTATCTCAGACAATTCATTCCTAGTTACTACCATTAGTAGGTACTCCTTGTAGTTGCAGCGGTGCTTGCTGCTGCTGTGGTGTGGGTGGTTGAGGTGCCTGTTGCATAGGCTGTTGTAAAGGAGTCCTGAGTTCAATCTCTTTCTCTTTTAACAGTGTCTGAGCAATCCTCATTCTACGTTCAAACTCTTTATCGTCTTGATCTCCAGCTTGTAAGTTTGATGTAATAGCTTTGATCTTGTCTATCTCAAGCTCCTGTGGCAGTAACTGTGTCTCTACAGAGATCTTCTGTGCTCTTGACTGTGACTCCTGTGCTTGACCTGAGAGTGCGTCTGTTTGAGACTGCTGGAAGGCCATCTGTGCTTGTTGTGCAGCTTGTTGCATTTGTTGCTGTTCAGGAGTAGGCTGTGAGGCTTGCTCTGCTTGTTGCATCTTAGAGATCAGTTCTTCACGGTTGGACAAGTTCATGTTATCAATAATAGATTGTAACAAGGTGTTGTACACTGGAGACTCTTGAGGCATTGTCTGTAGCAGTTGTACAAGCTGTGTTACCTCGTACTCACGGGCAATAATACCTAAAGTAGATGTGGTGTTAAACTTGTAGTCCTTAACAGGATAATTCTCAGGGTCAAACTGCATATATCTGCAAGCAGCTTTTTTAACAAAGGGAATTAGGAAAGACTGTTGGAAGTTAATCAATGTACGCTTGTGACGCTTAATTATTGCACCCAGAGACATACTGATACCAGCAGCCGTAGAGTCACCATTGATACTACCTGCAATACCAGCGGAGTCTATAGCACCTGTAGCAGTCTGTACCATCTTCTGTAGTTCTGCTGCTTGTGTAAAGGTAATTTGATTTACTTGACCAAAGTTAAACGGAAACAGTGCAGTTCTAGGATCACCGTTAGTTAAAAGTATCTTTCCGGGTTTAACTTCCGGTCTGGAGCCTCTAGGGAGCCTTGTAGCGTCCATGCCCATCATAGGGTGTACTGTAAGGGCCAGTGCGTCAATACGTGCTCTAAGCTCAGTATCAAGGGCTTTCTGGCTATTGTAACCTTTCTCACATACACCACGCCCCCAGAACCTACTAGGTACTATATCCCAAGGGAATGCTACAATAGGTCTGTCCTGCATCATGTATGGGTTTTCTTCAGCCTTTAGTAAGAGGCCTCCGTTAGCGATAACCACAATAGCTTCAACAAAATAGCTTTCATCTTCTTCGTCCTCATCTTCATTGTCTGCCTCTAGGTCAGCAATGTCTTCGTCTTCCCCTAGCAACGCTTCCTTCTCGCCTATCTTTAGAAGGTAGCGTGGCACTAGACCATAGTACTTAGTTAGACGTACTTTGTCTTCATCAAAGGACGTAAGGTCTTGATCTGGTTCAATGTCGTAGTCAGTGGAAGATTGACCTACATAGATGTCTCTGTATATGCCTTGTTCCTGCAATTGTTGGACTTGGTGACGGGGTACAAACTCATCTACAGCTACACCCAGTGCATCCTCAATGGAGGTAGCTACAGGGTCTATAAGGAAGTTCTGAGGCATTACAGGGCGTAGTTTGACTACAGTACGGTCAGTAATGTTTACACCTACAGCCTGTAGCTCCCCACCCATAACAGGCTGAGTAGCTGGAGCCATCTCTTTTATATCCTCAAGTATTATTTCACCAATACCTGTACCAAATACAGCACTATTGATAAGACATTCACCTACACTCTTGCGTAAGCCTACCTTTTCAAAGTCCTCATGCAGCTTTTTACGTAGATATACAACGTCCTCAGTTTCTTGATCAGCTAAATCATCGGTAATATCAAAGTAACTACCACGGCCAAACGTAGCTTCCTCTATTTCAGCTACACTGGACTCTACAGCCTGCTGTGTAGCGGGGCTAATGATCCTAGAGCGTTCACTTTTACGCATAGAGTCTTCAGAGGCCCACTGACCACGCCATAAACGGTAGTATTCCTCAAACCTATCTGAGTAATTAGACTCATAATTGTCACGCCAAGAGTCACACTTAGCCATTACCCAATCTTCTAGGTGTTCGTCAGTTGACAGTACGTCATTATCACCGTAGTCCATTATTTTTTACCTGTTTTGGCTGCTTTTTTAAACTGTGCGGCTGTAGGAGCGCCTTTGCTGCCTACTTTACGCATTTTCTCACCTGAACCTGCGGCAATACGCTTACGTTTGGCATTAATGTTACTGTATAAACCTTGTTTAGCCATGTTAATATCCTGTTACTGTGTCTAATACTTCAAGATCATTAATCTCAAAGTCATATGTGTATGCTACTCTAGCTAATTGATCTATGTAGGCTACTGAGTCCACAAGGTCATCATGTGTTAAGGGGTCTGGGAACTGAAACAGTTGATCCATAAACCTAGTGTTCCATTCACCTTTACCTAAAGTGATCTGACCGTTCTCAAACCTACCCTGTAAAGCCCACATGATCCTGTCGGTCTTCTTCCTGTTACCATGTGTAAGCTGCTCTACAACAAAGAACCTACCGTTCTGCTTCATTAGGTCAGTCAAAGGTGACATTACAGCCTGCTGAGATATACCACGTTCAATACCTACACTAATAGGCCTGTAGTCCCTGACTGCTTCAAAGATCTTCCTAGCAGTCTCTGCTAAGTCCCAGCGCCCATAGATAATGTTCTCTATGTGCCACCCGTCCTCATTGACTTTAGCTACAGCTATAGAGGATTCATCAAGTCTACTGTTCTTAGACCTTTTCTTGTTTACTTGCTCAAAGCCAGCTAAGTCAATCGCTATGTAGTAGTCACCGACATCAGGTACTTCCCCAAACTTAACCCACTCCTCTTTAAACATCTCTGAGCCTCTGGCTTCAAAGGATGCCATAAACTCCTGTCTAAAGGCATAGGAGGACATTGACTTCTTAGCTAGGTTTATCTCATCTGCATCCAGTAGCTCATTGTCATAACTTGTAAAGTGAAATGCTTTGTAGGACTCATCGTCCCCTAGCTCTGCGTACTTATACAACTCATAGAAGTGATTACGTCCCATAGGTGTGCCGATAAACAATGCACCACCCTTCTGGTCAGCTAGGGCTGGTCTAAGGATCTGCTCAAAGACCTCCGGTTTCATGTCTGCGTACTCATCCATTACTAGATAGTACAGAGATACACCACGCATGGTTTCAGGTCTGTCCGCACCCTTTAGAGATATTGTAGCACCGTTGATTAGCTTAATCTGTAGGTTATTAATGTGAGCACTTACTATCACTTCCTGAGCTAACTCTAGGAGTGTTTGCCACATAATGTCTCTAGCTTGCCCTTGTGTGGGGGCTACATAGAACACATTACCTTTAGTGGCCTCTAGTGCTTTTACAATAAGTTTCCAAGCAGCTAGCCTAGTCTTACCTGTACGTCTACCGGCGGCTATTACTAAAAATCTAGTATCGCTTACCCATGCTTTCTGCTGCCAATCTAGGAGTTCAATGTTAAGACTAGTCATGTAATAGCTTCTTTAGCTTTTCTATACTGTCTTCATCTACAATATATGTATATTCTATTTGTTCTTGTTCAGTATTACCATCCCAGTTAAGATCTTCCTGCTTGGCTAAGGTTTCTTTGTAGTCTTTGTTATCCATAAGTCCACATCACTGGTGCATCTGTAGATCTAATATCCACATGCACAAAGCCACCGGCTACACCAATCCCTGTAAACCCTAGCTCTATGGCCTTCTTAACTATAGTGTGCCGTTGCACACCGGATGACACAGCTATGTCCGCTGCGATGCCTTGGGCATGAGCGCCAGCCTTAGGCTTGCTTAGTTCTATAGGGTGCTGTGGTGATCTATAGCCGCTAGTGATTACAAAGGGGAACCCACAGGCTTCCCTTAGTTCATCTAAGGCCAAGATTAATTCATCCTCAATCTTATTCTCACCTGTGGCTTGACACACAAACTCTTCTCTAGTGAAGTACTTATACATCTTCAAACTCTCCGTCTATAGGTTCACTAGGTTCCACATCTGTTTCTACAGTGCCGCCTAAACCTGAGATTGTTATGTTTACTGATGATCTGCCTGAGGCTGCATCTTTCTCAAAGTAACTCAAGGGTAGCATACGATCCATCACTAGTTTCCATGCAGCCGCTTGATTCTTATGGTCATCATTAAGTGCAGCATCAAAAATACTGTCAAGTACCTTACGAGACTTAGGGGACGCAAGCATACGAGCTTTATACTCATTAATAATACCAGCGTCACCTTTAGGTCTACCTAGAGCTTTTCTAGAACCTCTAGATTTAGAAGCTACCTCTGTTTTCTTAGGCCTCCCTCTTTTCCTTTTAGCAAGAGTAGGTTTATTATCAACATCCATGTGTATTTTACCTTACTGTCTCTCTAAGAATACAATATCATTATAGCATATTTTTGTGTCCTTGTCAAGTCCTTTTTAGTATTATTCTGTAGTGCTATAAAATACTATAGTAATCAATAACTTGGCTATGTTAGTAAGTGCTCACATTACAGGAGTTTTCTCTAGTTTTCTAATTTCACCTCTGGTGTGCAGAAG